TCTCGAATGCTGCCTTGCCCTCTACAATCTCACCGCTTGATAGCTTGACTGTATCGAATGACTTTTCCCAGTCCTTCTGTATATCTTGAATTGTTTTCATATCTTGTCCCTTCATATTGTTTAGACCTTCCCGACTTTGAGAAGGTTACATATTCTTTTTGATTTTATTCTTCTGTATCCTTGCACTGTTTGCATCTCTATGATTTTGGTAACGTGCAGCATCTTGCACATTTTTACTGATATCTGCATGGATTCATAAGCGTTAATTACTTCTTGAAGATACATCGCCCTGTTGCTTTTAAGATTCCTAATGAATACATTGATTAAGCAGTTAAGCAACTCAACTTCTACATAGATAACCTTTACAGTCAGTCCAGCTTCTTTTGCTTTTTCTATTCTCTTCTGTAATTTTTTCGGTGACTTACCACGATTATCAAAGATAACATTATCACAACTAAAATTATCTTTGAACGATTCAGTATTATTGAAATAAGACTCCAGCATCTTTGCTGCAATCTCGCTGGCTGCTGGGTGCAGCTCGGCGTTTTTATCTTTTGATAGTGGTTGGTCCTTGTTTAGTTTTGCTTTTATTTCATCTGGGTCAATTACAAAAGCGTTAGTCCTTGCTGCTTCTCTAGCAACATGGGCAGACTTACCGCTCCCGCTTGCACCAATCATAAAAGTAATTGTGTTTGTTTGTTTCATACTGCTTTGACTCTATGGAGTTACAAAAGGTTACAAGTATTTTAAATATTTTTTATTCAGTGTAGCTAACAATCCTTAGCAATCCAGCCCATGCCATATTCATTTAAAAAAATAACTAGGGTACTTTTAGACATACTATCTCATAACCAGTGAAACAGGGCTTTTATCTGTAAACCCTAGGAAACATAGACCCTCTAACGCAACATAATATAGATTATAGGACAAGCAATGGGAATGCTAATTTGAGGGGGTGGTATTTGTATTCGTAACACTAGAGTTATTTAATGCCAATTAATTACTATATATAGTGCTACTAGATGTAGTGGTACTATATGTTGTGTATGTTGATTGTTTTTGTAGATAAGGTACACACATTAGGTGAGTTATCACAATAAACAAAGTTATCGTTAACACGCTTTAATGTACGCTTACACTCTTTGCATTTCATTATGTTATTTATTCTACTGGGGGGTCTTTAGGATGTAGCGGGCTATTGTTTTTATATAATCTTTTATAAGCTAGGATGTTTCCTTAGACCTTGGGTATCTCACTTGTCTTTCTAGTTGGTCTTACTGGCTGTAAGGTGAGACTTTCGTACTCCCGATGTCCACTTTACCTGTATCTAATTACTTGGTCCTTGCTGTTTGTGTGTGATAACTTTATCATAGAGGAATCTTAATTACAACTTCTTGATAATATAAAAAACTTTTCCCCTACTAGTAACAGTATGAAAGAAAAACAATGTGTTATTTGTGAGCAAGTAATAACTAATCATTTTAAAGCTGTTTGTTTAGATTGTGCAAATAACTTTAAAGACAGATACCTTAAATAAAAATTTTTTTTACTAACTCAAAGCAAGAGTACTATCTTGTTTATACCTGGAAAATCCAGGTGGTGTACTGAACAAGCCCTGTAGAAATACAGGGTTTTGTTATTGTAGGGGTTCTTGCTTAGTGGTGTCGGGGTTCCTACCCTTGATTCTTGGATAGACTTTAGGTTTATGTTTATGGCAGTATTTATATTTATTGTATTGAGATAGTATGGTAGTACAAGCAGAATGTACACAGATTCGATTCTTTTGAAACTGCATATTCTTTTTTGAGTTAGGGTACTTGTTACCTTGTATAAAATCTGCCATAGTATAAGTATAGAGGAGTAAACAATGCCTAAGAGTACAAAAAAATATACCAAGATGAAACCTGGTAAAAAAAAGAAAAGAAGATAACGTGGCTGAATTTCGCGGCATGAAGGTGAAGTTAAATTCACCTAGTGCTATTCGTAAAGGGGAACCTGGCTATGGGCGTAAGAAGTCTAAAGTCTTTGTAATGTCTAATGGCAAAGTAAAGAAAGTAATGTTTGGTGACCCTAACATGGCTATAAGAAAAATAACCCTGGAGCTAGAGCTTCGTTTCGTGCTAGACACAAATGCAGCACAGCTAAAGATAAAACAACAGCAAGATATTGGTCTTGCAAAGCTTGGTAAGGAGAAGTTATGGCAGCTAAAAAAGGTTTGTATCATAATATAAATAAAAGAAAAAAAGCTGGGACCAGTAGGTCAAAAAAGAAATCTACTATTAGTCCTAAAGCTTATGCAAATATGAAAGCTGGATTTCCTAAAAAGAAAAAAAAGAAGTAATGGCTAATCTTAAAACAGTTGCATGTCCGCACTGTGGAGATAAATTTAAACAACAACATGGCAGACAAAAGTACTGCAAGCTGCAATGTACTAAAGCTGCTAACGCCAGGGCAAGAAATAAAAAGAAAAAAGAAACCACAAAGTTAGCTACAACCCCAAACAGTAGAGCTAGTCGTGGAGAACACTATTTATATTTTGTAGAAAATTATGCTGATGAAATACTAGAAGGCATGCTGACACAAAAGTTTGTTGCAGAAGATATGGGTATTGACCAAAGCGTTGTAGCAAGAATGTTATTAGCGTTTAAAGAAGATAAAGCTGTATTAGAAGCAAGAGAAGGATGGAATATACCAGAGGAAGCAACAGCTTCTTTAGAATCATTTGAAAAATTTAGAGATAGATACTTCTTAACAGAGACTGGACAACCTTACGAAACCGCTAAGTTCCATAAGAACTGGATTAAAAATATTTTAAAAGCTATAGATAAAGGTGAGCAGCTGATGATATTGTCACCTCCTCGACATGGTAAGACTGACTTGTTGACACATTTTGCTGTGTGGCAGATATGTAAAAACCCTAACATAAGAATTATGTGGGTAGGTGGTAATGAAGATATATCTAAAAATGCTGTAGGTTCTGTATTAGACCACTTAGAAAATAACGAACAATTAATAGAAGATTTTTGTGGACCAGGAGAAACGTTTAAACCTAAGAGTAGAACTGGTAAGACCTGGAGTTCTGGACAGTTTACAGTTAAAACCAGGACAGTTACTGGTATTAAATCACCGACTATGGTTGCTGTAGGTAAAGGTGGAAAGATTCTTTCACGTGACTGTGACTTGATTATTGCTGATGACATTGAGGACCACTCTACAACAATACAACCTAGTTCAAGAGAACAGACTAAACGATGGTGGACAACAACACTATCTTCACGTAAAGAGGAACACACAGCAATTCTTGTAATTGGTTCTAGGCAACACCCAGATGATTTATATAATTCATTAATTGATAACGATGAATGGAAAAAAATAATTGAATCCGCACATAGTTTAGAAATACCTATTGATTCTGGTCTAGACAAAGACCACAAGAAACACATGTTATGGGCAAGTAAAAGAAGTTATAAGTGGTTAATGGCACAGAGAAGGAATGCAGAAACGACTGGTGGGTTAGCTATATTTGAAATGGTATATCTTAACCGACCATTCTCCGAAGGGCTGCAGATGTTTAAAGTAGATTCACTTGATGCTTCAAGAGATGAGTCAAGAAGTATTGGGCATGTACCCGCTGGATGTAGATTGATAGCGGGACTTGACCCAGCTGCAACTGGATACCAGGCAGCATTCTTATGGGCATTTAATGTTGAAGAAGGCAAACTGTACATGGTAGATATAGAAAATACTAAAGGTGGCGGCATACCCCAGGCATTTAAAACAATTAAAGAGTGGTACAAAAAGTATCACTGTTCACATTGGATTATTGAAGAGAATGGTTTTCAACGTGCCATACGACAAGATAGAGAATTAAAAGAGTGGACTGCAGCTAAAGGCATACACCTAGAAGGACATCAGACACAAAAAAATAAATTTGACCCATACTTTGGTGTAGGTTCTATGAGTGAACTGTTTGACAAGGGTAAAGTAAATTTACCTTATGGTAGTGCAGATTCACAAAATAAGAGTAATATATATCGTAGGCAGCTTTTGTATTTTTCAAATGCTGCTAGCAAGGCAAGTAGTAAAGGATATAAGTCGGATATAGTTATGGCAAGTTGGTTCCCAATTAAAATTGTAAGAAGATTACAAAAAGAATTTGTTGCTGACATGGCGCATGAATATACACCGAGTTATGGCAATGTTGATATTAGTAATATGAACACAGCACCATGGTAAAAAAATGAATGAATCAGCTTTATACGATAAGATAACACAGTTACATTATGATAACCAAGATGGTTATGCAATGCGTGGTCGTATTCGTTCTATTATGAATGGTGGACCCAATGGAATACTTGCACTACTAGGTGACCAGCTAAAAGGTTTTGAAGATTGGCAAGTACCAATGCCTAACCTTATGAGTTCTGGTTTAGAGCATTTAGCACAGAAGATAGGAAGAATACCTAACTTAAAAATAGATGTACCTAACAATAAAGATTCAGAACGTGCAAGAAACAAAGCTGAAAAGATAGGCAGAATTATTACTGCGTACGATGATGTACAAAGATTAGATTTGCAAATGCCACAAGTTGGTCGATGGTTACCAGGTTATGGCTACGCTGTATGGGTAATCAAAGAAAAGAAAGATGCTAATGGAACCCCTTATCCAGTAGCTGAATTACGAGACCCATACAACTGTTTTCCAGGTTACTTTGGTGCAGACCAACAACCTAAAGACATGTCTATTGTAAGAAGAGTACCTAAAGATTCTTTAGCTAGAGTTTATCCAGCATATAAAGATAAAATTATGAAGGATGTTCCTAACCAAATTAATATAGGTAGTGCTTATGCTTCTCCTTATACAGATTCATACAATGGTTCTTGGGCAAACTCCAATGGACAAGGTGACTTAGTTGCTGAATATTATAATGAAGAAGGTACCTACGTATTCCACATGTCATCTAGTACAGTATTAGATTTTATACCAAACCCACTAGGAAGTGGTCCTGCTTTCGTTGTAGCAAAGAAATTTTCTTTTGACCAACTACAAGGACAGTACGACCAGATTATAGGTTTAATGGCATCTATGGCAAAGATTAATGTTATGAGCATTATCGCTATGGAAGATGCAGTATTTACAGAGACAAACATAACTGGAGAATTAGAATCTGGACAATACAAAAAAGGTAGATTCGCAGTCAACTACTTCTCTCCAGGAAGTCAGATTTCAAAACCATCATCTAATATGCCTTATCAATTATTTCAACAGATAGACAGAATAGAACGACAACTTCGTGTTGGTGCTTCTTATCCTGCTACTGATGACTCACAATCTCCAGTTAGCTTTGCTACTGGTAGAGGACTTGAAGAGTTAGGTGCATCTATGTCTCTAATGATTAGAGAGTATCACACCATTATGGCTGATGCTATAGAACAGATAGATGCTAAAAGACTTGAATGGGATGAAGTAATGTATGGTGGTATGACTAAAGAACTTTCTGGTTATAGAGATAATAAATTCTTTTCAGAAACATACGAACCAGTTAAAGACATACAAAAATCTTACAAGACACGAAGAGTGTATGGAGCAATGGCTGGATATGATGAACCACAGAAGATAGTTACAGGGCTGCAACTACTTAGTTCTGGAGTTATTGATACACAAACATTACAAGAGAACCTAGATGGTTTAGATAACCTTGTAAGAGTTAATGAGAGAATAACAAAAGAAAAGATGGATAAAGTTTTAGAAGATACGCTTATGGCACAAGCAAGTCAAGGTGACCAGAAAGCTATCATGGCTGTAGTGCAAATAAGAAAAAACCCAGAGAATATGCAAAACATATTAGATAAATTTTTTACAGCTGAAGAACCAGAGATTCCGCAGGAAGAGACAGCAATGATTGAGGGTATGGGTCCAGCCACCACTGGTCCCGCACCTTCTATACAACAAGCTTTAGGAATGATGGGCAATGCTTGATTTATTTGAAGAGATTGTTTGTACCCATCTAGCAGAAGTTGATGAAGAATGTGATGACATAATCCTAGAAGATTATATTAAAAGACAACACATCTTGCGTACTATCGCACAACAACACATGCCTAGACAATTTTTTGTAATATCAGAACCAATTTTTTTAGAAGAGTATGAGGAGGATGAAGATGGCGACCAGGATTACTAAAAGAAACGCAGCAATACCTCCAGCATCTCAAAATGTAATTGACCAATCCAGAATGACTTATGGAGAAAAAGGTCCATTAAAAGAATTAAATAATGAAGTTAAGAATTTAAACTTAGGTCAAGAGACACCTACAGCTGCGCCAACGCCAGGACAAAACTTAGGTGGAGCTTTACAAAGTAGTGTGTTTGCACCTACTGACCAACCACTACGACCAGTAGAAGATGGACTGGACTTTGGTCCAGGAGTAGGTTCACAAGGACCAACAGAATCTACAGAAGAATTAATACAGAAATTTTTTGACCTAACAGGTGACCCTTTACTAGCTAATTTATTAAAAGGGTAACATGGCATACAGTACCTTTGATGCAGCTTCTTTTGCAGATGATTCTGCTACAGAAAGAGCGATACAGAAATCTGTTGCACCAACACAAGCTACACAAGCTATGGCTAACCAAGCTTCAGCTATT